TAACGCTCGAACAAAGTTATTGCAACAGAGGAACCAGATTGTTCGCGATATTCATACTGAGTTTCGTGCTCTTAATATTGAAATACCTACTTTAGTAGAAGAAAAGACCGAAAACTTTATGAACTTCTTAGGGGAGTTGGAAGATGATGATACCAGTAGCGAACAAGACGAAAGAATTTAAGGCAACATTAACTGGGCCTAACAAATTCGATTCGCAAAACCTATCTAAATTTTTTGCAGAAGTGAGAAAAGACGAAAAGAAGATGGAAAAACTAGTCCGAGCTTTTTGTGCAACTTACCTAATTGATAAACAACAGAGACCATTACGATTAAGACCTCTTCAAATGGATATTATTGTTAAATCTTTAACATTTCCAGACGGTAATCCCGATAAACAGAGGAAATTAGCTATTTTAGCTCCTAGAGGAAGTGGTAAATCGTGGGCATTGTCGGTCGCATCGGTCATATATATGTTTTTTAACCGATTTAGAGACCTAGTATTTATTTTAGCACCGACAGAAGACCAGTGCGCCCTGATTTTTGACTATTGTTTGCGTCATTTTAGAGATAATGCCTTTTTAGACAGCCTAATTGCTAATTATAAACTACATAATAAACCTCATATTAAGATGAAAGGAGGTACAATCTTGCGTAGGGCACCCGTAGCGCCTTCAAATCAAGGACAATCGATTCGAGGACAGCACCCAACACTTTTAATAGTTGACGAGTCACCATTAATAGCAGACGAGTTGTTTATCGACAACGTTGAACCCGCAATTGTAGCAAATAAAGCTCCATTTATTAATCTTGGAACACCCAAGAGTAAGGAAAACCATATGTATCGTTATTTGTATGACGAGGGTTACGAAGATACGTTCACTCGATTACATTATACTTGGCGAAATGCGATTGTTAAGGGCGAAGCCTACACCCCTCCCTATGAAGAGGAGGAGATGTTGAATAAAATGACTGAATGGGGTGAAGACTCTATTCATTGGAAAACAGAATATGAATGTGAGTTTGTGGAAAGTATATCAAGTGTATTTATTCCGGAAAATATAAGGAGATGCTTCGAAAATTATGAACTTATCACCAAAGGAACAATTAACCCAGATGACGAAACAGGAAAAAATAATACTGTGGCTGTTGACATTGGCAAATCTGTTAATTCTACTGTTATTAGTGTATGGAGCACTGAAAAGCTGGATGACGGCAATATCGCACGACTTATCTACTTGGAAGAAATCGGACCGAAGTCTGGAGGACACGATATACCTTATCAGAGAGAACGAATTATGTCTGTGGCTGATGATTTTTCTGCCGCTCGTGTTATTATCGACGCAACGGGTATTGGGGGTGCGGTCGAACAAGACATAAGGTTGCAATGTATTCCAAGAAGTATACATTTCTTACCTTTTGTTTTTACAGGTGGACCGAGGGGGACAAAAACTTATGCTTATCGTGATTATGTATCATTTGTTCAAAAAAACGCTATCAGAGTACCTAACCCGGATGTTCAAGAAGGGGAAGCAAAAAAATTAATGTGGAAATGGTACCGAGAACACTGTTTTTTAGAATATATTATGGATTCTACTCAAAAAACCGAGAAAATATCAGCTCCTAGTGGAAAACACGATGATTATTGCGATAGTAGTATGTTAGGAGTACATTCTGCTCTTTCTATGCTTCCTGCTAGCGCATCTTTGACTGGTGCAACTATTAGAAAGAAGTCAAAAGCTATGACACAAGGAAGACATAGCAGAAGCGCTCTAACTACTACCGGAAGACGAACTTCTAGCTCTAGAAAGCGCTATATACGCGGATTATAAGCAATAACTTTAAATATCTGACCCGTCTATTTATTATTTGATACCAATGGGTCTTGGTGATAGTATACGCCGTTTTTTCGCTGTTACGGGCAGTAATCCTTCCACTCCGGAAGACAAACCTCGTAGCTTTGGAGACGGTATAATAAGAAGGTTAAAACTTTCCCACTCTCAAGGGATGAGAAATTATGAGCAACACATAGGTGATAATAGAACCTATATGAATGTTTATCTCGCAGACCCAATTGTACGTTCCTTAATTGACTTACCTTGCCTTTATGCAGTAAAGGACGGTTATGACATCGTTACAGAAGATAAGGAGTTAAGAGAAAGAATCGAGAAGATGTTTGTTGATATCAATATTGATATGACAATCTATGGTTGGCTACGTAATGCTCGAATCTTTGGTTCAGGATATTTAGAATGGACTGGAGACAACCTAGTTTTACGTTCTTCTCAAAATATGTATGTTAAAAGAAACGAACACGGTCAGGTAATGTGGTATTACCAATCTGTTGGTGCAGACCAAGAAGATGTTCGTTTTAATCCAGATGAAATAGTGGAATTACAAAATAATCCATTTGACGATTACGCGTATGGACTTTCAGACATCCATACCATTTTATACTTAGTAGACCTAAAGGATTATGCAGAGCGTGACATTGGTGCCGCTCTAAATAAATATGCGGTCTCTCGTTTCGACATTTCCTGCGGGCTCCCTGATATGCCCTATGGTCCTGATAAGATTAATGAAATTGTTGAAACATTTAATACTTTAGAACCCGGTGAAGATATAATTCACGGTAATGATATTGAAATTAAAGAACTTGAAGGTACTGACCGTGCCTTCGAATATGGTAAATTTACAGATGACTTATTAGATAAGATTCATATGGCTTTAAAGGTACCTAGAACAATGTGGTCTAACCCAGCTGAGGCAAGACCTATTTTTGAACCTTATGTAAAATATTTACAAAAAGCTGTAGAATCATCTATCAATTCACAACTTATGCCACAACTCGGCGATGCCCGATTTGTTTTCCGTTCACTTAACTTAGAAGATGCCTTTACAAAAGCTAAGACAGATATGATATATCTATCAGAAGGAGTATTAGCTTCCTCAGAAGTAAGGTCCGAGAGAGGACTAGATGCTGAAGGGGTGGTAGAAATACAACCTACTGAACCTAATGTTAACATTAGCGGTGGAAAAAACCAAGATAAAAAAGAAGAAGGTAAACGTACAGAACAAAGACTTTCTAAAAACAAATCAGGTAACAAGAGGAAAGGTAGTGGCATTAAAAAAGAACTTGTGATAAAGGAGAATGTATGAGTACGTTTGAAAGATGTGTATTAGAGTTAAGCCCCCGATTAAAAAAGAGAGGTATAGAGAGTTCTGAATCTATGGCTCAAGGAATGTGTTTAATGTGGGCAGAAGAAAATGGTCAGGAAAAAGAATTTGGAATTACTAACAGCGCTGAGACCCAAAGAAAATTTGCTTTAGATTTCAAATTAGATGTTGAGAACATTAAGGAAGTTTCTGGTAAAAAGGATTTATGGGAATTTCCAATTAAAGCTATTACATCTGGTCGGCACGACTACGAAGTTGATGGCAATGACCAAAAGGTTTTCATTGAACCTAGCATCCTTAAAGAAAGTTTGGACGCATTCAATGACTTACCCATATATTACAATCATCAAAGAACGCCTGAAGATTTAATCGGAAAGGCATTTAACCCTCAAATAGAGGAGATGGAAAATGGAAAGGTAGCTGTAACAATGCAGGCTCAAGTATTTGAACCTACAGAAAGAACAGCTGAAGTGATAGAAAAAGTAAAAGACGGTGGCATCACGCACGTCAGTATAGACTGGCTTTCGAAAGATGTCGATGTTATGGGTGATTCATATGCCACTAACATCAGACCGGTTGAAGTTTCATTTATAGACAATGAAATATCAACACCCGTTTGTGGGGAATGTACAATTGATACGAAATGTGGTACAAAAACTGAAAGAGCATTTGCAACCGAAGAAGATTGTGGTTGTGGAGGACATTCAGAGGAAACGTGCCAATGCACCCACGACGGTGAAGAACATAAAGAGGTCGATAATATGAGCGAGGAAGTAGTAAAAAGCGAATCTGAAAAGATTTTGGAAAGAGAGTTTGCTTCATACAAAAAGCAACTGGAAGAAGTTACAACCTCCCATAAAGAGTTAGAAGGTAAGTACGAAGAGGCTACTAAACTCGTCGCAGATTTCCAAAAAGCAGAGGAGGAGAGAACAATTGCAGAATCAAAGCGCATCAAAGATGAACTTGTTGGCAATGTTATCTCTAAAGAACTGTTATTGGGAAGAGTCGAAGAGGATAAGAAAGACTCCCGTACTGAAGAATTAACTCAATGGGAAGATAACAAACTTTCAGGCTTTATGGAAGCATTAGAGTCAATGGAGGCACCAGAAACCGAAAAAACTTTCGGTAAAGGTATCGCTAAAGATTCGGAAGAAAAGGCTGTAGAGGCCGAACCAGAAGTAGAGAGAATGTTCTCTATGAATAAAAGAGGAGAAATCCGATTTAATAAGAAATAGGTGATTAATTATGGCAACAGAAATAATTATAAATGATGGCGGGGCACCCGCTAGAATATTACCATTTATTGCAGGTGAAACAATAGCATCAGGGGACTATGTAGGTATGGAATCTACAGGTCAAATAGGACCTATTGATGTTAGTGGAGCATCAGGATTGGGAGTATCGCTTACAGCAGCTACTTCCGGTAATGTAGTAAATGTGGTAACAGGGAAGGGAGTTATCTTGAACACATTTTGTTCAGGAACAATAGCTGCCGGAGCAGAACTGACTATGGGGTTAGCAGCAGGTATGTATTTAGAAGCAGCAACCACAGAACAGAAGAATTTGGGACAAGTAGTAGCAATATATGTAGATACTGCATTAACTACTGGAGATGGTTTATCCCTTAAAAAGGTGGTTTTCGGATAGGTGATTAAATATGGTTACAACACAAGAAGGACTTTTAACGTCCAATAACACTGGTTCATACGCCGCAACAGGAGGCACAGGAGATAGAGTCCTTATAGATTATAAAGACGCACTCGTGGATTATCGAACAACCGATATTCCAGCTGTCAGCCTATTTTGTGAACGTATGACTACTGACACTGGTGGAGACATAGATATTACATTTGGTCTTCCATCAATGAATATGGAACAGATAGATGAAGGTTCCACTCCTAAATACCAACACACAAAGATGCGCTCCGAGAGAGTATCTGTTAATGAGTGGGGTATTGCAGTGGGTGTTACCCGTAGAATGATTGAGGATTCCCGATTCAACGAAGTTGAGTTGGCCCTTAACGAAGCACGTCGAGCAGTTGACAGGCATTTGGAGAAACACATTGTTTATGCATTACTTGGTCTTTATGATTCCGGTTTAGGAACAGGACTAAGTGCAGCAAACATTGGCGTAGCTTCAGCAGAAGGACCTGCAACATCATCGATTACTGATTTTTCCGCTAATATATATGGTGGATTCATTGGTAGTGGTGGTGCAGTTGATACAGGAAGATTATATAACTATGCTCTTACCTCTGATACACAATTGCAGAAGAGTCACTATGTGGCCGCAGCTTCTGGAGTTGCAGGAA